GTTGCCTGCCGTAAAAAAAACCGCCCCCCTTTAGAATAATTGCATTTTGCGCACAAACATTGCAAATTAAAATCTTCGTCACCTGCACCCGCGCTTCTTGGGATTATGTGGTCAACCGTGTTGCCTTCAGCCCCACATTCCTGGCATATACCACCGTCCCTGGCAAGAATCCTGGCACGAATCTTGCGCCATTTGTCGGTGCTTCCAGTGTCTTTCAATGCGCTTGCCATCATCAAAACCAATTCTTCTTTTGGTGGTGTTCCCATGCCTTGCATGGCGTGGAATATCTGTGTTCAATATATCGCAAGGTTGCGTCTATCTGTCTGAAAGGGTCTAGCGTCCCATAGTGCTTTGACTTCATCTGACCCAATCCCCAATGCGAGCCATTGCGGGCAGTATATGACCACCGTGATTCCTTTGTGATTATGCGGTCAAAACACTTGAATTCATCATAAATCAGAATCCTAGAATGAGCGTACAATTTAAGATGGTCAATCGAATAATTTTGTGCTGCTGCATTTGATTGGCTGGTTATTGAAAGCAATGCTGAGAAAGCATAAAGCGCACCCATTAGCCATTTGCGCTTTTGCAAGATAGACGCCCACGCGTCTTGCTTCAAGCAAAAATAGCGTACCAGCCTTGTCAACGGTGTGGACAAATTAGGCATGGGCTTGGGCGTGTTCAACAGGTTTTGCCCACCTGTGGAAAACGCCTGTGGATAACCTTTAACGTACAATGGTTTCAATCGACCCCCACCCTTCACGTCCAATTGCTGACTTAACCTGGATTTTAAGATTACGGCAATGATTGACCACCACTGAACGCGGCGCGGGATATTCACGCCCTTTTTGAACGTTTAAGCAAATTTGCCAATGTGTGTCAAAAACAATCAACTTAGTTTCAATGCCTAATCTTTCTGCCGCATTGAGCCAAACAAGGCGGTGTTTTGCAATGGTGTGTGTGCCATCTGCAATGACGTCTTTGCCATCTTCCAGGGCTGCCACGGCTTTCAATCGGGCAATGTGCAGGTATAACCCAACGTCCAAGTCACGGTACATTCGCACGGCTTGCGTGTTGTAAATATACTCAAAACCAGTGCAATTGTTGCGAACCCAAGTTGATTTGCCTGCCCCTGGTGCGCCCATCAAAACGGTAATCAGTTGTTTTGCCATAACCTGGCAACCGTCATTGCACTGCACACCGTGCATTGAATGGTTTGGACATTGGGTGGCAAAAGGTCTGTTATTTTGTGAACCAATTGTTTGGTTATTTTTTTGCATTTTCGACACTCAAATTGCACATTGTCCATAATTGGATTTCCTTAGATTCTCAATTGGCTGAAGATTGATTTGTGTGACCCACCAGTTTGGTTGCCTGGAATGGCGATAACGTGGTTTTTGCGCCATTGCAATGGGTATCCAACCCGCAATAAAAAAATGTGGTGCTTGTCCCGTCACCAAAACGGCAATGTCGTCAACGCGGTCATACTCATGGACAATCATTTGACCTGCAACGTATTTAGTCCATTTGACTTCAATGCCGCTGCCAACGTCTGCTTTGACCTTGAATTTGTTTTCAAATGGGTCAAATGGAAGTTGGAAGTATTTGGCAACGACCCATTCACTTGCAATGGTTTCTGCACATTGTGCCAAATAATCAAAAAACGGCATTTGAGTTTGGTATCGCTGAACGCAATTTGCCATCTTTGTGCCGTGTTCGCTTAATTTGACCGCTGCCAGCATACACACACAAAATTCTTCAGGCGTTAATGACATTTTCAACGGCAATCACCGCAAAACCAAATAACGTTTTCAGTGTGGTCGTAACCTTTTTGATAGCCAAATGAATCCAGTTTCTTTAATTGACTGCATTTGTCACATTGTTCCACTTTGTATTCTGCAACAACTTGACCGTGCTTTAGCAATTTGCAAGTCATTGTTTTAACATTGATGACTTCCATGTAATCGCTCATAACTGAATCCGCCATTGACCGTCACTCCCGAACATGTACCAAACGGGTTCACATTGTGTCGCCTTTGTTTTTTCGGTGCAAAAATAGCCACCCCACGCCTTGCCCGTCTTTTCCGACTTGCCTTCTTTCCAACCGCGCGTCCCATGCTTGCAACGTGGCTTTTCTTCAACCACTTGACTGCCCAATTGTGTGGTGATTTCTTCAATTGTTGACCCCAAGGTTGGAATTCCTGAATCCTGCAATGACGGGTCTTCTTTGTAACTTGGAATTTCACCATATTTAGTTGCCCAAACGTCATATTCCACAATTGCTTTGACTTCTTTTGCTGAAAAGTTTTCAACCTGTTGCATTGTTTCCTGCGTGCTTCTTTCAGCCCCGCCCATGACAAGTTGTTGCACGCGCATAATTGCGCTCGTTGTTGTATCTTCGACAAACCAACGCGCCATGTTTTTACCGTAGGCCGCTTGATAGCCAAATGCAAAATCAATTCCCGCAGGAAGCAAATCTTCAGCGTTGCGAAATGCTTTTGCTTCAACCAGTGCAAATCCTTTTTCAGCACTAAATTCAACAATTCGGGTTTCAATGCGTCCGTTGGGGTAAGTTAACCACCAGCGTTCAAGGCGTGCGCGGCTTGCTTCGTAGTTGTCCAGGAATCCCATTTATTTGACTTCCCTGCTTGCGTGACGGCTTACTGCCCGCCCGCGTGTAAAACCTTCACGGCTTCCGTCTTTGTGTCCCCGTGCATAACCCACTGCGGCAAACATGACGCATAAAATCCCAATCAGCACCAAACGCAAAACTGTTTGTCCATCTAGCAAATCAACAACCATTTTAGATTCTCCCGATTCTAAGCGGCGAAATTGCCGCCTGAATTAAGGGTGGGGCATACCACTGACAAAATCAACCTTCAAGCGTGGTTTTGGGCGTGTCTTAGTCGCTTTTTCTTAATGCCATTTCCAGGATTAGTGTGTCAAGTCTTTGTTCAATTCGACTCACCTGGTCTTTCAGGCTTTTGCCACCGTTTGGGGTCAATTCCCGCATGACTGACTTCACCATGAATCGGGTTGACGAATAAACGGCAGTCAGCACGGCAATGACAAGCCCACCAACCGCCGTCCATTCGCCCACACTCACTTCTTCAGACCAAGGTTGTCTTTAGGATTTGCCCAACGTGCAAGCATTGGAACAATGCCAGCAATTAAACCCATTGCCAAATCTTTGGGATTTTGATTGCCTGTTAAATAAACGGCCAACATTCCCGCAACACTACTTCTTGCCCATGAAGCCGCTAACGCCTTAAATTGTGTCATTTCTTTTTCTCCTTTTTCGGTTTTTCTCCCGATTGTGGAAGTGCAACTTTTGGAAAGTCGCCTTTGTGTGGAACAAACTTGGGAATTCCAAACCCAAGAATTTCTTTTCCTTCACCGTAATTGCGCACCTTGACCATCACCATGCCACCGTTGCGTTGGTCGCCCGTGCCACTGGTGTTGCCTTCAATCGTGACGCACTGATTGCCGGGCATTAACCCAACAACAATTCCAACGTGTGAAATTCTGTCAACGCCATCATGCGGAAAATCCATAAACGCCAAATAACCCAATTGCGGAATGTTTGACCAACGGTTCATTTCTTTGAATTTATGCGCCCCAATTGAAGTGCCAACAACTGAATGAATTTTGACCCCTGATTGGACTGCACACCAATTGACGAAACTGCCACACCAGGGCAAACCATCTGCCTTTGTAAATTTGCCGTATTTGGTCAGGTTGTCGCCTTCTTCAACCGTTCCAATTTCAGCATTTGCAATTTCAATCAACCTGGCATTAGTGCCGTCAGGATACATTTACAATGCCGTTTCCAATGCTGCAACCTTTGCAGACAATTCTTGAATTGCCTTGACCAAAATTGGAATCAACCGTCCTTGGGTTGCCTCTAATTTCTCCGGATTGTCGCGGTAAGTAAGTTGCAGGTAATCGGCTAAACCACTTGCATCCTCTTGCGCGACCAAATCCTGCGCAATAAAACCAACGTCGGCAACATCAACTTTGCCAATATGCTTATTGCCGTCTACATCTACCGTCGGCCGCATATCCCAAACAAATTTGACCGGCTTCAAATCTTTTATGAAATCTAAACCAACTTCCAGCGGCTCAATATCTTTTTTATCACGCGCGTCCGATAGTGCGGTGATTGAAGTTACTTGGCAGCGTAAAGTCGTAATAGATGAATCGCCTAGCGTTACTGTGTGGTTAGAACCTGCGGCAGCCGTTGAGGAACTTGCACCGATAACTGTATTGTTTATACCACTTACAAGAGTTTGCCCAGCCGCTTCTCCTATTATAGTATTAGTTGAGGCTGTGGTTAGTGAAATACCAGTACGGCTTCCAATACCAACATTACGCGTACCCGAAGTTAAAGTGTAAAGAGAATCTTTACCAACGGCTGTATTTTTGTCGGCGTTTGTAGCAAGTTCTAAAGAACCCCAACCGATAGCCGTACTAGAAGTATTGGCAGTAGAAGTTTTTAGTGCATTGTGACCTACTGCGGTGTTCTCCGTACCCGTAGTATTAGCTTCGAGTGCGGAGCGTCCAACGGCGGTATTTTGATTACCTGTTGTATTAGCCGTGAGCGCGTTTAATCCTACGGCCGTTCCGTAACCACCAGTCGTATTTGCGCGCATAGCATTCTTACCAACGGCAACATTTTGTGGGCCAGTTGTATTGGAAAGTAATGCTTCGTGACCGACGGCAGTATTATTATCGACCGTGGAAACGGCCAAAGCACTAACACCAATAGCGACATTGTTTGTATTAACTGTGTTAGAGGCGAAAGCACCATTACCAAAAACTGTATTAGTAGCTGAGTTTCCTGCGCCTCGACCAACGGTTATACTATTAACACTTATGTCAGTTGTAAAAGGTGTGCCACCGCTAGGCGTAGCCCATTTGACTTTGTAAGGTGAAACTGTTGTATCAGCCGTTAAGACTTGGGCAGTTGTGCCTATTGGTAAATTGTCATAAGTGCCTGAACCTGTGCCAACAACAATGTCACCTGCTGCCGTGATTGTTGTTGCCATGTCATTTGTTACTGTAACCGTGCCGCTAGTGCCGCCGCCGCTAATTCCCGTGCCAGCGGTCACACCAGTTATGTCACCAGGATTTGCTGCAACCCAAGTGAAGTCCAAGTCAGTGTTGCTAGTTTTTGACAAAACTTGTCCCGTTGTTCCGCCCAATAAATCCACAAAATCAGTGTCAACTGCCTGTCCAAAAACTTCAAAATCTGCGGGCAAATCTGTAACCAAATCGGTTGAAGTCGGCATTTGCCAGCCAAAATTGCTTGTTGGATTTGTCATTTGTTCCCCTTTTCTAAGCCACTATTGTGGCATTTTCCCAATCTAATGTCGGCAACACGCTTGCCCACGTTTCTGTTATTGGCACATCATTCCACGCCATTGCCTGCAATGAATAGGCAAGCGGTGACAATAGCAATGTGACGGACAATTCATTGAAACCTGCCCTGAATGACCAGCCTTCAACAAACCCTTGGAATGTTCCCGCGCTCATATTCAATGGCAGATTGACCAGGGCAATGGCTTCACCCATAAAAACATTGATTAAGTTGTCACGGTCGCCATCATCAATTTCAGGGTTGGTCAGGTCAAATGTGATTTCACTAAAAATGGGCTGCGGTTGGGCGCGTAGGGTCAAATAAAATTGGGCTTGACTTAGGGCGTCTGCCGCGTGCTTTATGGTGGTGTTAATAATTTGGGCAAGTTGACCGTACTGCACAATTGAAGTCGCGTCTGTTGCTGATTCCTCAAATTGGCTAGTTGTGCCGTATTTGATAGTTACGGAATTGCGAACGTCACCGACCCGTGTTTCAATCCGCAAGCCTGCTGCCCGTGCGTGGTTTGCGTCTAAATCTACATAACCGTTGGTTGCCAAATAGGTGGTGCGGTGTGTCGAATCGGCATACCCGATAAGCCCCTGGGCGTCTTCAAAAATATAACCTAAACCTGACGTGGCTAGGGCTGAAACCAGGGCATAAACGTTGGTACGGTCTGAACCGCGTGCCGTCAACTCATAATTGCCAGGGACGTCTATTTCACCAAATCCGTTGTTTTCGGCATTTGCCCAAGTAATTGTTGGGTCATAAGTTGCCCAAGTTTCTGCCCCTGGTACTTGCGCCCATGTTGCAAATAAGACTTCATGCAAAATGTCATAAATCTGCGTCCCGTCAAAATCTTGGGACAAAACGCCGTCTGTCAGGGCTTTAGGCAAACGCGCCAATGCACCCAATGCCGTGATTGAATAAGTTTGACTGAATCCAATTTGCCCTGCGTCCCGCACTTCCAACGCAATGTCAACCACGTTGCCACCAAAAATGGGAACAAATGCCGCTGCGCTATCTTTGACTGAAATGCCAATAGTTGAATTGATTGAAACGGGAATTATTGATTGTGTGGTATCAATTAATTGAATTGTGCAAAAACCTGCTTGGGCTTGTTCATAGATATTGGTTCGCCCGCTGCGAATGATTAAGTTTGCCAAAATTGCCGTGGTGTAGGGAACACCATCAATTTCAACTTTCCAAATAGGATTCCAAATGGTCATATTGTGACCAAATTACTTGACCCGCCCGTGCCGCGATACGTTGAACGATTAAGTGTGTCAATCATTGCGCGGGCAGCGTCTTCAGAATTGGTTGCGCCGTTAACGGTTATGTTGATTGTGGGTTGCGCCGCTGCTGCAAGTCGGGCTGCATTTTGCGAATCGGTGAAACCGCCCCCCTTGCTTGGGACTGTTGGGACTGCAAAACCTGTTTCCCGTTGACGTATTGCAAACATGGCTTCACCAATGTTGCCCATTGTTCCGCCTGTTTGACCTGTAATGGCGGAAGCGGCTGCTGCTGCACCAGCCTTGACACCAGCAGTGACCGCGCCTGCCACCGCTGCTGCAACTGCCCCACCTGTTCCCCCCGTGCCTGTTCCTGTCCCTGTCCCTGTTTTTGCCCCGCCGCCTGAAATTGCACCAGGTGTTCCTGTTGTCGCACCACCAGTGCTGCCAATTTTAGGAATTAATGAAATGTCACCAAATGGCAGTTTGTTGTAAGCAGAAATAATTGCATTAATTCCATCAATTGCCCCATTGATTAACGGTTTCAATGCCCCTAAGACTTTTGCAAATATAGCCAAAACAACTTCAGCCACGTCACCAATGACCGTGACGGCTGCCCCAATGACCTTGCCAATGATAGGTGCAAGGAATTTAACTACGTCAAAAAATGCCTGAAAATTGTCTTTGTTATCAACTATAACTTTTTTTAACTTATCAAAAACTACAATCCAGGCTTTGAAAATTGGTTCAGCCACGTCACGAACAACATTGACAACGTCTGTGATTATCTTGCCCAAACCTTGTCCATTGCTTAGACTGAAAGCACCCGCAAATGCTTCAATTGCAGGCAGTGCATTTTGATTAATAAAATTCATTAATTTTTCCAAAATAGGCAACAAGGCAAAACCAATTGTTTCTTTTGCTTCATTGAATGCCACCTGCATGCGTGCAATTTTTCCTGCGTAGGTTTCGGCGTTGGCCGCTGCTGCCCCGCCAAATAAATCCGTCAATTTGCCCTGGACGTCCGTGAATGTCATTGTTTTCAATTCGGCAGCAGATAGACCAATCCCAAGTTTGCCCAACGCTGCCGTGTTGCCTTCAAAACCTTTTCCTAGCGCATTTGAAACCGTTTCAAGCGGCTTGCCCGTAGCAGCCGAAATGTCCATTGCCATTGCCAATAATTTTTGCGCTTGTTCAGTGTCCCCTGTTGCCCGTGCTAACCGTGCAAGGCTTGGGCGCAAATCGTCATCTGCAACACCACTTGCCAATGACATTTTTAGAATTTGTTTTTCAGTTTCTGCAATCTGCCCTTTTGTTGCACCCGTTGCGTTTTCTAGGGCAAGGGCAAGTTGGGTTTGTGCTTTCTCATCTTCAATGGCTGCTTTGACGCCATCAATTCCAATTTTAATTGCATAGGC